CTTCTAAAAGAATTTGAAAAGCCATTACGGTATAAATATGATAGGCGAGTGGGGTTTCCTGCTTGCCTTCTTTTATATCTTCCATGATTTGCTTAAAGTGCTCTTTGTCTTTATATTCAAAGTGTTCACCAAGCATTTTATTAAATCTGTAGTAGAAAATACCGGGTATTTCAGCTTTGATAATACAATCTTTATCAATGACTTTTACCTTTTGTGTTTTCTTCTTTGACATAGTTTTTAATTTATACAAACTTATGACTCAAGAAATTAATATACAAGAAATTAGCCAGAAACTTTACGATAAGGTAAAGGATAGAGGTTGGAATAAACTTCGCACTTTTGTGTTATCATCTGATATGGATGATATCTTAGAAAAGTTAGTAAAAGAAGTTGAGCAAGGTAAACGCTTTACTCCACCTGTTAAAAGTTTATTTACTACATTAGAAAAGTGTTCTTTAGATGACGTTAAGGTAGTTATAATAGGACAAGATCCATATCCACAATTAGGTGTTGCTGATGGTATTGCATTTAGCTGTAGTAATACAGGTAAGATTGAGAAGTCTTTACAATATATGCATGCTAGTATAAAAGAAACAGTTGATGTGGGATATGTAGGAAGCGCAGATTTGTCACCCTGGGTAGAACAAGGTGTATTAATGTTGAACTCAGCATTAACTACAACTATTGGTAAGCCAGGTACACATCAGGAATTATGGCAACCATTTATCGCATACCTCCTAGATATATTAACACATGCTAAAGACAATTTAGTTTATGTATTTCTAGGTAAGAAAGCCCAAGAATTTGCTGATATGGTACCAGATAGTAATTGTAAGATTATGGTATCGCATCCTGCGAGTGCTGCGTATAGCGGCAGTAAATGGGATTGTAATGATATGTGGAATAAAATTAACCAACATTTAGAAGAAAATGGGCAGCAGAGAATTTCCTGGTAAGATAAAAGTAACTGCTAAACTTGATCCAAGATTTGGAGAAATGTGGTTTATCATATCAGCATCTGGTAGATCTGATGTAGAAAATAAATGCCTGTATGATGGCTTATCCATATTTGGTATTAAGCTGGACACAGCTAGAAAAATTGTAGAAGAAATGAGTAATGACTTAAAACATAGACGTTACTTTAATATTCATTTAACAGAATATAGAAAATATGAAAAAGAGGAAGAGTCCCAAACAAGAGATAGCTGACCTAAGAGTTGGCATCAATGAAGATCTATTAAGATTAAACCATGAACTTAATAGTGCTGTTAATAAGTTTTTTAATAATGCTATTAAACACATTAGTAATTATAATAAGACTGACTTGACCTTTAATAAACTAGTTATTGGCATCACAGATTTTAATGAGTTGGTAGATATAGTAGAAGAACTATTCCCTGTTGATGCAGCATTTAGCAAGAACATTAGATACCGTGGTGAAAGAGCTGTGGCTATTAGACAAGTTACCTATACTATTGGTGTAGAATTAGGTCTTAGCTACTCGCATATGGTAAGAGTATTAAACAATAGACATGGTGCTAAAGTATCTCACCATTCTAATATGATACACGCGGGATCGGTTGTAACTAATGCTATAGAGATGGGAGATAGGGTTATACTATCCGTATGGAATAAAATTATGGAAACTCTTAACTCTAGAAAAGAAACCTTTGTAAATTTGAAGCTACAAGAATTAGAAGATGAAAGAACTATTTAACCATCTTATAACTATTGGGATATCTCCTAATGCTTATTATCTACTATGGTCTATATATAATGGAACATCACCACAAAATATAAAAGTGCCATTAGAAATGCGAGCTATGATTCAAAAACAATTTATAGATAGTGAAGGTAAATTAACTTCTAAAGGTTTAGAAGTTGTAAGATTTAACTCTAATGTTAAAAATGCTTTACCTATAGATGCTAGCGACAATATTGAAAAATACATTTTGATTTTTCCCAAAGGTAAACTACCTAGTGGTAAAGCAGCTCGTGTTAACAAAAAGAATATTGAAGACGCTTTTACATGGTTCTTTAAAAATTATACGTATGATTGGGATACAATTCTACGTGCAACATTGTACTATATAGAGACTTATGAAAAAACTAACTATATGTACATGAAGAACTCGCAGTACTTTATACGTAAGCAGAACACTGATAAATCTTGGGACTCAGAGCTTGCTAACTACTGTGAGATAATTATTAACGGTGAAGATGAAGATGACGCACCACATTTTAGTGATAACGTAGTATGATTAGGAGACTATTTACTAAGGAAGGGATGTTAGCAATGAGTGTTAGTATCTTTTTTTCCATACTTACTTGGTTCATTACCAATAAGTTCATTATTGATATTAGCTTAGGCCAATATTTTTGTATTGAAATTATCTTGCTTTTACTGAATTATTTTTATACATTCGTAATGCAAAAATTACAACTACCTCGTGTCGACTAAACACGGGGTTTTTTATCCTTAAGATATGACAACAAAGAAAAAAAATACGTCCTGGCAAAGCCAGCGCGAAGGATTTCTTGACTCTTTGAAGTACATGAAAGGGCGTCAACAAGGACAAATTAAAAGTCTAAAGACACCCTGGGATAAGTTTAATGATGCTACAACTAGCGGATTAGAATGGAACTCAATGACGGTTATTGGCGGAAGACCAGCAAGTGGGAAAACTCTAATCAAAGATCAAATAGTACGTGAAGCTTTTATCTTGAATAAAGGTGAAAACTTTAGAGTACTGGAATTTCAGTTTGAAATGATAGCTCGTACTTCAGCTATCCGTGAATACTCCAGTGTACTTGGTAAACCCTATAAGTACTTATGCAGTGCTGCAGGGACAATTACCGATGAAGATCTACAAGTGTGTTATAATTACGCTAAAGAAAGAGTCCAGTACCCTATAGATATCGTAGAGGACCCTTGTACAGTTAATGAGTTTAAAGAAATCATTAAGGACTACATGGAGTACTATGCTGAATCTGATGAAGATGGGGAAAAAGTCTTTATGAAAACAATTGTAACACTAGACCACTCGCTCTTATTGAAGAAGGCACCCTTCGAGAAGGACAAGTATGACACGTTGTATAATTTAGGTGAGGCGCTAACGGAACTTAAACGTAAGTATCCAATAGCATTTATCATCTTAAGTCAGCTTAATAGGAATATTGATAATCCTGAGCGTAGTGAGGACGGTAAATATGGTAATTTCATATTAGAGTCTGACCTATTTGGAGCTGACGCTTTATTGCAACATGCTGATACTTTAGTTGGCATTAATAGGCCTGGGAAACAAAAGATACGCTTATACGGACCCGATAGATATATTATCGAGGATGATAAGGTTCTTGTAATGCATTTTATCAAATGCCGTAATGGTGATGCTAGAATGAGTTTCTTTAAGGCTGAGTTTGAGAAGATGAGAATTGTTGAAATGGCTACGCCGCCACAACAAGAAAGAAAAATTAAATTTTAATAAGTTATGTCAATAAGTACAGCAACAAAAGCAGAAAATCCAAAAGACAAGATTGCTGAGCTTAGAAAGTATCATGAAGATACATTTGAAAAGCTTGGTATTCCAGATGCACTCTACATTCCTAAGTTAATCTATCGCCCACAAGGTAAAGATGAAATGCACTTTAGTATGTTTGTTGGTGAGCTACGTAAAGAACAAGATGTTTATACCGAAGCTGTTAGCCAATCTAAGGATCCTGAAGATATTAATCGTACCTTATATATGTGGCGTTATAACCCACATTGGTTGGAAGAATATGATACCACGGAGCCTATGGCTAATGGTCAAGTAAGATATCTTATTCCAGCTTCTGAGTTAGTAAAGGTTAACATACCTGGAAAAGTAGAAAAGAAAACCATTGCAACTAAAGGTACACCAGCTGCACCACTAACTATGGACTTTGATGAAATCTTAGATCCTAATAGTGATGCACCTATTGATCAGCTAACCATACGCGATTTAGCTGCAATATTGTTGAAGAAACCTGTTAGTACAAAGAAATGGTTAAATGAATTAGTAAAATAATATGGAAATTAAATTGCCTCTAGAAAAAGTTAAGGCTGAATCACATAGTCCTAGCAATCTTATTATTTTCTCAAAGCCTAAGACTGGTAAAACAACCTTGTTTGCCAACTTAGAGAACTGTCTCATTCTTGATTTAGAAAATGGCGCTGATTATATTGACGCTATAAAGATTAAGGCAAGTTCTGTTGAAGAAATTAAGCACATTGGTAAAGCAATTAAAGATGCTGGCAATCCCTATAAATATGTTGCAGTAGATACAATTACTGCACTTGAGGAGATGTGTATTCCTTATGCCGAGGAACTTTATTCTAGAACACCTATGGGAAAGAACTGGTTTAGTTCTGGTAAAGCACAATACGGAAGTATTCTTAGCCTACCTAATGGTGCTGGATATCCTTATCTCAGAGAAGCTTTTACGAAGGTAGTTGATTATATCAAAACCTGGGCTCCTAGAACTATATTAGTAGGACACGTAAAGGATACTATGCTTGAGAAAAACGGTAACGAGTTTAACTCTTTAGACTTGGACTTAACCGGTAAATTAAAGAGAATCTCTTGCTCAAATTCAGATGCAATTGGTTACTTATATCGCAAAGGCAAAACTAACATCTTAAGCTTTAAAACTTCAGATGAGATTGCTTGTGGTGCAAGACCAGAGCACTTGAGAAATCAAGAGTTTATTGTATCTGAATTAACAGAAGACAATAAGATAAACGTAGATTGGAGTAAAATTTATATTGATTAACCCTAAGTAAAATGATAAGTACAAAAGATGTAATCGGTACTACTGGTGGGACCAGTGTGCCTAAAGTAATTCAACCAGGTAACAATGAGTGCACAGTGTTGAATATTAAGCTAGAACCAGCTCGCTTTAAAGAAGGTGGTTATGATATCATCCTTAATGTTGAAGGTCCAGATATGGGCGAAGGCTTTGAGGGTTTTTGGATTAACAAGGACGATGAGTCTTTAGGACGTCACAAAGGTCAAGTAGGTCGCATCCGCACTACTGAG